CAGCTTGGCCACATCCAGACACGCCTGAACGACCAGCGCCGGATAGTCATAGACATAGACCGTGGCGCCTCCCGAATGGGTCGCGGCCGTCGTCCCGTTGACCCCACGCTCGACGGTCAGGGTGTTCCCGCTGATCGACGTTATATACATCTGCTCCGAGTCCACCAGGAGGGTCTGGGCCGGTCCCAGGCTGGTCGCCGAGTTTACGCTCACGGAAGTCGCGGTCGTCGATGTCACGGCGTCCATGGTGGTGATATTCAGTGTGTCGGCCGTATATCCCCAGGAGCCCAGGATGCTCAAGGTCTGCTGGCCGGCGTCCAGGGTGTTGCTGGTGTCCTCGTTCAGCTTGAAGATCGTCTTGGGCGCGAAGTTGTACGGCATCAGGAAGAAGTCGTTCGCATAGCCTTCCGTCAGTGTCGTGGATGTCCCCCGGTCCGTATCGTCATAAGCCGTCACGGTCGTCGTCGAGACCAGCCAGCCGTCCAGCGGGATCACATTCGCCAGGGACTCGGCCATGGCGATATCGCTATGGCCCGATGTCACGTAATACTGGGGCGAATCGATCAGCGACCCGGCGCCGATATCGTAGTATCTGGTCTCGGTGACCGGCCCGAACGCCCCGCCGCCGGTGTACTGGTCGATCCTGGTGGAGGCCGCTTCCAGTATCCTCCGGATGGACCCGCCGTCAGCCGTCCAGCCGGAACTATATGAAGTGCCGGCCAGGTAGTCCCGGAGGTCGTCCGTGCTGGCGTATGTGTGCCTGGTGGCCACTATTCGGCGGCCTCGGCTTCTACGGCTTCCTCGTCACCGCCGGCGGACTTGTCCTCATCCGTGCCGGCCATCTTATTGGACGGGCGTCCGGACGACTTGAAATAATCGGGATTGGCTTTGAGAGTCGCCGCCGGGACATCGTATTCCACCCCGGACTCGTAGGCTTCCCCGGTCGCCCCGAACGTAAAGTTCTGGATGCACGTTGCTTTGGGCATATTTGTCCTCCTGAGTTGGGCGCGGAGCCGTAGCCCCGCGCCTCTTAGGTATCCGCTGATTAGGCGGCGCGTGGGATCTTGAACGCTGCCGCGAGTCCGACCTGACCGTCTCCCCGCCGACTGGCGAAGAACCCGACCTGGTCGTTCTCCATGTAAAGGCTGTCGTTCCTCCGGATGGTGAAGCCCACCCGGTCGAAGATGTAGTATTGGCGGAAATCGCCGAAGATGGCGATCTTCTCGGTGGACGTGATAGTGCCGCCCAGTGCGCTGACGACATCGGTGTCGACCACGGGCCGACCCAGGATGAACGCCGCCGGAGCCGCGGTGATGTCCGCGATGCCCGTGACACCGTTCCCGGTCACCTGGATCTGGTTGATCAGGCTGTTGATAGCCGACTTCATCACCCAGGTGCTGTTAGCCCGATGCTGGGCTTCCAGGGCGTAGAACGTGCCGATCAGGTCAGCGACCACGACCGCGGTGGCCGAGGCCATCGTGTAGAAGGCCACGCTGCTGTCGGACATGATCCCGGCGTACTGGGTGGTATTGTTGCCGCTGATGATCCCGACATCCTCGAACCGCCCGGCAGACTCCTGGAATATCTGTGAAAGAAGGGCCGGGAGGTTGATCGCCGAGTCGTCCAGGAGTTCCCTGGTCACTTTGACCAGGCCGCCGGACTTCTCCAGCGAGAACGACACCTGGCCCACGGTCGGAGTCTGGTCGCTGTAGGCGGCCTCCTCCGCTATGGCTGCCCAGGTCGCGCTCCCCATCGTCGGGACATATCCGTCCTTGCTCGATACCCGGATGACGGTGCAGAGAGGCCGGAGCTGGGAGCTCGGGACCCCAGGGTCGTGGATGGTCTGGTTGATGAACTGCTCCGGGACGAAGAATCCACCCTCGGCGTCGGTGTCCTCCTGCATCGCCTTGAGCTCGTCAAGCGAAGCGGACATCCTGAAGGAGTCCTCCGAAGGGCTCCGGAGCCATTTGACGAAGGTGTCGGTCATGAACCGGGCCTCGTCGTGGAGGTTCTCGCCCATCTGGTCTTGTACCCAGATCGGTTGGGCCATCGCCGGCAATCCCTTGACCCAGGACGCTGGCTTGTAATCGTTCTTGGTCCTGGACGTCGTGTCCAGCGGGTCATAGATCGCGGCGTCCTTGTCCGCGATGGGGACCGTGTTCAATGGGCGATTGAAGTCACCCTTTAAGACTGCCACCTTGGACGCGGCCTGATCGAATATATCGGCCTGCTCCATCTTCTCCTGGGCCTCGGTGATCATCCGGTTGAATGTATCGACCTCGCCCTTCTCTAGTTCAGTCTCCGCAACGCTCAATAATGCGGCGGCCTGTTCCCTCATCTCTCTGGTATTCACGGTGTTCTCCTTAGTTCGTTTTGATGCCTTGAAGTTGGAGGCGTGATCGCAACAGGCGCAGCCGGGCCTGGACCGTGCTGGAGGCGGACTGGACGTCCGTGTCCGGGGCGGCCTGGTCTGGTTCGTCCGGCTGATCGGCGCCGGTCTCGGTCTCTGGTTCTTCAGGTGTCGGTTCCTGGGGCTCGGTCGGTTCCTGGGGCTCGGTCTCCACGTCCGGGACCGTCTCCGGGACCGTCACGGTCTCGGTCTCGGTCTCCGACTTGGCGCCGACGGTCATCGTCGACGGGGATGCCCCACGGACCACGGACGAGACCTCGACCCAGTCCAGGTCGAGGATGTGCCGGACGGATTCCTTCCCGTCCCGGTCATAGGCGATGGCGTCGGTCCCTGGGATGTTGAATCCCACGGACCATTCCCGGACGTATGCGCCGGCGATGTTCGAGTAGGCGTCCCGGCCTGCCTGGGTGTCCATGTTCATCTGCATCCTGGCGAACAACCGGTGTTCGTCCCCGGCGATGTGTTCGGACTGGGCGAACAAGACCTTCCCGACCAGTTGGGACTGGTCATGGCCGGACAGCACCGGGATCGGCAGCCTTGACCGGATGGAGCTGTCGAACGCCTCGGAATCTATGACGTCACCGTCATGGTCTTTGATCCCCATCGTGTTGACGTATGCCTCGACGATCCCCTGGGTGTCGTCGACGCCCTTGGCCTCGGATATGTGCAGTTTGTTAATCAACGGTTTCCTCCGGCTTGTAATCTCTTGGCATCGGCAGCCAGTTCAGCCGCCCATTGGGGTGGTCGTCGACGTCCCGTGCCTGATCTAATGTGTAGACCTGGCCGTGACGTTGCCGGCATGTCCGGCCGTCGCCAGGGTCGATATAGTTGTCGTCCGGGTCGCCGTCCGGGTCGTCGGCGCGGACATATCCGAACCCTTGCTCCTGGTAGAAGCCCACGGACGTCTGGTTCTGGGTCCGCATGATCTCCGTCCTGGCGATCAGCCGGGACCGTTTCTCGGTCTCGGTCAACAGGGACCGGAGGCCTGGGAAGTTGTCGTCCGGGACGCCCCTCGCCAATCCTTCGATGGAATAGCCGCGCTCCAGGGCGATCTCGATGGCCCGTCCGATGTTCCGGAAGCTGGTCCGGTGGATCATGGTGGCCCGTGTCGGCGCCTGGGTGAGTGCGGACTGGACGACCGGCAGCTTCTCGTCCCAGTCCAACGTCCCGGCCACGCCGGAATCATTGATGATGTCGAAGGTCTTTCGGGATACCCTGGCCGTCGACGCCCTGATGATCTCGGCCAGGCTGTTGATCTCGGCGGACGGCAGCAGTTCATCAGCATCGAAGGGGAAGGCTTTTGTCTCATCTGTCCCGCGTTCCATGTGCCGGCCGAGGATGCCGTCCACCCGGTTCCGGACGCCCCGGAAGTACCGCTGGAGCTTGGGCAGCATGATGTCTGTCTCGGTCTCCCGGTCCTCCAGGAGCCTCCGGGCAGTCATCGCGCCCCGCGGCGCCGGCCTGGGCATGGGTGCCTTTTCTTCTTCGCCCAGGACATGCCAGGGATTGAAGTCCTCTTTAGTTGGATACAATCCCCGAGACTGTTCGACCGCTGCGGGTGCAGCTCCCACCGCGACGGGCGCCATATTGTCACCGTCGGCGACTTCAAACACCGCGGCCGGGATGCGCCGAACGTCCCCATCCCCCAGAGCGTCATAACCGAGCTGGCCTCGGGCCTCGTTCAGAGTGATGACGCCGCCGGTATACAGGGAATTGACGCGGTTGGTCTGATCTGCCTTGTCGTCCAGGGACGCTTTCATGGCCGACCAGTCCGCGGTCAGGGTTTCGTTGCCGGCGTATTCGCTGAACAGATGATGGTTCAGATACCTGAGGACGCGGCCCACCAGGGGCTCCAGGGTCTCACTGTGGAACGTCAGCCTGGCTTCCCGGTAGTTGCTATAGGTTGAACGCTGAAGGCCCACATTCGCGCCGACAAGTATGGCCGGCACACCGAACACCGCGCAGATCCGCGACTCGGTCAGGTCGTGCATCTCGGACATCGCCATGTCCTTGGGCGCCGAGGCCATCTGTTGATATTCAGCGTCTTCGTCCAGGATGGCCACCCGGTGAAAGTTGTTCTTGCCGCCGAACTGAGATCGCCACCGGGACCGGATAGTTGCAGCTTCTTCCTGGGTGTTCAGCCGGCGCTTTAACTTCAACAGGCCGGACGGGACGCCGGCGTTCTGGAAGTAGACTTTGGCGAAGTCGGTCATGTTCAGGTCGAGATTGACAATCCTGGACAGGACTTGAAGGGGGCTGAGGCCATACAGGTCGCCGCCCGGGTTGGGCAGGGACAGATGGCACAGATCAGCCGGTTCGATATGGTGGTCTTTTCCACCCACGTCATAGACATACCCGGCGGCGCCGTAACTCGCCCCGATGATTCGGACACGGTCCGGCCGCAAAAGATAAAGCCCTGAGACCTTGTTGCTGCGGTTGCGCTCTTTGTAGACGTAGGCATTGCCGGCAACCATAAGATAGGTCACCAGGTTTTCGATGAATGAATACCAATCATCGGTTTCATTGGGCTGCTTGATGAGGTCATACAACAGACCCGAGGTGACTTCGACAGTGCCGCCGCCAGTGGATGGAGCCTGGATGAAATACCGGGGGGATGCCGCGGAGACGGCCAACTCGCGGATGCAAGCGTGGACGATCTCGTTCTTGGCGTAGCCTTCGGAGGCGAAGTTGGCGAATGAGGCGTCAGGATATGACGCCTGGCCGACGTCATAGTTCATCGGGATGGTGGTCCCGATCTCGCCTTGGTCCGCATATTGTTTAGCGGAAAAAAACCTATCCAGGAACGACAAATGACCTCCGCCCCGGTTCGGTCTGGAATTAAAGAAGGGAAACCAGACTCGGACACTTCCGGGCGAAGGCCACTTCCCACAAAATATCAGCGGAATCTTATCCGGTCAAGGCGTTTGTCAATACGGGCAGCGCAATTGACCGTACGGGCAATTTGTTTGCCCGTATATGCGGGAAGGAAACCTTACCGTATTGACAAACACCGATTAGCTTATAGCACCAGATGCACATTTGGGACGTGCCGCACGAACAATGCTGGAACCGATGAAAGCCGAACCAACATTTCAATCGTCGCTTAATCATTCCTGAGTGTTCCTGGTCTTACAACGACCGCAGACCACCACGGTCCCGGCCGCAGCATGTTCAGCCAACAACCTGGCGCAACAGGTACAACGCATTTGCTTGGACGTCACCACACACCAACCCCCGGACCCGGAGACCCGAACGACATCGCCAGGGCATCAGCATCG